TTTGGCAGGACTCTCGCTGAGCTCACTGGAGAAACCTGGATGGAAAGGCTGGACCTTGTTTTCAGGGCTTCGGTGGTTGTCAACAACTCCAGAGGCCACACAGCTGCCATAGCCGGAGTCAAAGGATGCTTTGAGGGCTTCCTCAACTTCCTCTGGTCGGTTATTATGGCCAGCATTATGGAGATCACCCTTGAAGCCCTTGGTGTCAGCGGAGTTAGCATTGCCTATAGTGATGACGGTCTCCTTAGGATCTTCTTCCAAGCTGGTGACAATGATGTGTCAGGGAAGATTAAGCTGATCAAGAAGGTGTTCAACAAGTTTGGCCTTGTCTTTCACTTTCACAAGACTGCCGCCTCAGCTGAGGTCTTTGAGTACCTTGGAGTGTATGCTGAGAAGGGGACTTTCGACCCAACCTGGATTAAGGAGCTTATGTCAGTTGGAAAGAGGAAGAACAATGTTGGCCTCGAGGTTGTTGGGGACAAGGTTGCTTTGTGGGGGTCACAATGCCGAGCTCTTGTCAATGCTGGTGGACCTCCTCTGCTTGCTTCCTTTCTCGCAACCCACCTCTCCGTCCAGACACTCAGGAGGCTGGCTCCAAGGGTCCCTGCTATCCACCTGGCACTCCTTACTGCAGTCCCTTATAGCTGTGGAGGCTTCAGAGTCCCTTCCATCTCAGAAATGAGCATCCTTAGTGCTATCCCAACCATTTCCGAGATCTGTGCTGACCTGGAGCTCATTGCTAAGAGCCACCCAACAGCCGCTAAGGCCATTATGAGGACTATCACTGACAACCTCAAGAACCCTAAGGAGGCATCTGGCGCTCTCCTCTCCGGTAGTCTCCTCCAGACATACCTTCCTGATACCTCAGGCCTGGGTACAGCCCGAGACCTCCTCGAATCAGCCACAGTTGCTGTCCCTGGTGGTACTGACCCGCTTACCCCATCAGCCAGGAAGGAAATTCTAAGGGCCCTTAGGACTAGTGACCAAATAGACCCTAAGTTTATCGTTAACTTGGTTGCTGCTATTCCTGCTGTTGTTCGTTATAACAAGGCTGTTGCGATAATGCGTAGCTCTGGAGTCCTCAAGTTTGTCCACCCTGCTTCTGTAAGGCATGCTCAGGGCAGGGATACTAAGAAGTGCCGCAGGTCCATCCGTAACTGGTCCAAGATATTCTCAAAAGAGAGTGACGAGGCTACTGCTTCGGAGTGCCAGGACTTTGGCCCTGCTATCCTCAATACCCTCTACCCCGACTACAGCCTTCGAAGCCTTGTTGAGAGTCCTAGAGTTGCCCTAGTTCGAGTGAAAGACCACGGCCACATCGCCGTTTCCATGGAGATTGTCTCCAATGCCTCTTCCCTTGACCAGGAATTCAGGGAGCCTTCTGCTAGGTTCCTTGGTGCTCAGCTCCACGCTGAGCATACCGGAGAGGCTACTTTCGATGTCGCCCAGAGGGAGAATGCTAGGTTTATTGCCATGGCTGCCAGGTTTGTCTCCAGCAACCCCTCCTACCTTAGCCTCTACTACATCATAGCCAACACGTTCTCCCTCCCTTGCCCTGCCCTCCCTACTGCTTCAGCTGTCTCTGCACATAGATCGCCTCGCAATTTTGGCTTGAGTGTTGTCCACACAACCCTCCCAACTCCTTTCCATGCCCTTATCCTCGCCAGAATGACTGGGAGTATGTGGAGTGTTGTCGGCGGATCAAGTAGGACCGATAGGACCACCATGGTCGAGGCAGCCAGGCTCGGAGGGTACTTGGTTAACAGGTATCGGATGGATCTTGGTGCCAAGTGGAAGGAGGGGATGAATGTTACTCACTACTGTGTCAGGCGGCTCGTTGCCAACACCTCCAACCCAGTTTACCGTGGCAGTGGCATCCCCAATAGGGAACTAGTTGACAACGCTGCAACCAAGGCCTTCACCTCCATGATAATTGAGGAGGAAGCACAGAGGAGGTCCTCGGTTGCTTTCACCATTAATGCCGGACTCATGGAGATTCCAGTTCACTCTGCTATGACCAAAGCAATTATGAAAGCTAGGTTCGAGAGGTGGATGGAAAGTGCCATCCAGGGAGGATTCTTCCAGGGTGAGTCATCAGCTCCCATGTCTCTCCCCAAGGCCTGGGTCGTTGAGATCCTCAGGGATACCGCAGTTGGTATTGCTTACCGACGCCTTAGCCCTCTCTACAGGACAGCTCTCTCCAGGCTGTTCCTCGACCCAGAGTACAGGCCGCATGCCATGGTCCCGGTCAGGATCCTATCCTGCAATGGCTTTCGTAAGAGGATCACATCCCCCACTGACCTTGAGGACGCAGCTATGGATGATTTTGACAGGCGATATGTGGAAGTTGTTACAGCCTACCACGCCCTTGACCTTGACCCTGCCACCTACGCTGAGCTTGACCTCACAGGATTAGCCGACGAAAAAGTCCTCCTTGCTGCTATGAGTTACATGAAGTC